GCTACCGACTCAGCCTCTTTCGAGAACACGGTACGGTAGCAGATGATGTCACCATCGATGAGGATCATTAGATGAAGTCCTCATCTTCCGAATCGCCAGCTTCCGGAGTGTATTCAACGAGGTCAGTAATCACTAACTTGGCAAGGCTAGGACTAACACCTTTCCTGCCGCCCACCGGAGCCTCCCATTCATAGGAGCCAATCAAAGCATTAGCACGGGTGCCGTTACCTATATAAACCCCTGTGATTGGATCTCCCTTGCTATCCAAGGCTTTCATAGGGTTTATTGACTTGCAGGTAATGAACTTACCCTTCAGGTCATGTGTTCTGGTCTTGACTTTGATCTTTGCCAAAGACGCTACCTGCTCATCAGACAGGTTACAAAAGTCAATTTGGTACTTACCTGACATCTTGTTGACCTTCTCAAGGTTGGCCCAGAAGACGGTCACGTTCTTCAATGCTACTAAGTCTGACATATTGCCTCCTTTGTTGACGTTGCACTACGTAGTCTATGAAATCTCTATAGCTTGTCAAGCCCTTTTATCCCCACTGCGTTGCCATTGCTTCACCTATGCCTGTAAATGTCCTAGACCTTTCTTTCCATCTGTCTTCGCTAGGGGCCATCTTCCATACCCTTTGCTCCCGGCCTTCTACAACATCCGTAGGGACTAGATAGGGAAGGTTGTATAACCATAGTCCTGTCTTCTTTGTCTCTCCGTGTCCGAACATCCAAGGCTGTATGTACTGGGGCTTTGGTAGTTCTTCATAGTTACTCAATACCCCTACTGGGTTCTCCATACAGACCTTTGGTGAATACTGCTTCGCTAGTCGCCATAGCTGTAGTGTCCACTGTGCAGCCTCGACACGCTTATCGTGCCCCGGCATCCCTGTACCGTACCAGCGATTACCACTGACTGCCAGATGAGTGCAGGGTGGGTGCATGATAATAATGTCCCAGCCTTCTGCAATGGCTACCATGCAGTCCTGCTTCTTGTGGAATACTGAACCATCTTCAGCATCCAAGAGATCGCATGACCAGGCATTGTGACCTTTTTTTTTGAAAGCCTCTCTGACAACACCGCTGTACTCACAAGCTACTAGAATGTTCATCAATGTGTCTCTGCCCAGTTCTTGCCGATCTTCGCCTCACCAGAGAGAGGGCAGTTCAACTTCAATACCTCCCCCGCCTCCTTAATCGCCAGTACCCCTAGCCTCGCCACTTCTTCAGCATGATCTGGAGAAGCCTCTATCTGCCATTCATCATGAACATTCAACAGGAACCTAGCGTCTAGCTTGTACCGCTTCAGGCTCCGGTAGAGGATCACCAAAGCCTGCTTCATCACGATAGCCCCTGCTGACTGTAACAAGGTGTTCAGGCTGCTGTGGGCTGACCTGATCCTGAGCCTACGCTTGTCCAAGCCCTTCAGCGTAGCGTCAGTGACCTCGGCAGCCTTCTCGACATTGTGCTTGAGCCTCGCCAGCTTAGGCATATTCTCCATGAAGGTATCAATCAATACCATTCCCTCTCTAGCGCCTCCGCCGACGATGGCTCCGATCTTACCAGGGCCAGCACCATACAGCAGGGCATAGATGAATGTCTTAGCCTGATCCCTTGTCGGTAGTCCAGCAGCGGCTTGGTTCCTGCTGTGTACGTCAGTCTTGTCTTCCTTCTTCCCCTCAACTACTGACTTGGTGAAGTCATGGTCCTTCATGTAATGAGCCAGCATACATAGCTCTAAAGCACTGGCATCAATACCGACCATGACCTTCCCAAAGCTAGGCACAAACAGGCTACGGCATTCCTTACCGTAGGGGGCACCAACCGCAGGTATCTGAGCCAAGTTAGGGCTGTAGTGCGTCATGCGGCCTGTGACGGCTCCGTTAGTGATTACCCTACCCCTGATCTTGCCATCATTACCACAAGCCTTGATCCATGCTGCTACAAGCCCCAGCCGCTTCTGTAGCATCAGGTACTCCGAGATCAAGCTAGACTCTGGTGTATTGGCCTTAGCCAGTGTGTCTTCATCTACCTTGGGTAACCCTGTCTCTGTAGTCTCCGAGAACACCACACCTAGCTGCTGTAGCCTGAAAGCTACTTGCTGCCGACTACCGGGGTTGAACTCCTCCACCAAGTCCTTCAGCCGCTTCCCAGTCTTCTCCGAGTACCTCTCGGTGATGATCGGGGGGAACACCTGTTGCATCTGAGCCTCGATAGCCCTCATGCGATTCTCCAAGGTGTCTCTCAGGTTCAGAGCCTCCATGAACTCAAAGGTAATGCCATTCCTGACCTGCCCTTCGATGATGTATGCCACCTGATGTTCTAAGGTAATACTCTCGGTAGAGAACTTCTCAGTCGCCAGTTGATTATACAAGTACTGATATAATTGCCTGGTGACTACGATGTCCTGCTTTGCATACTCTGCCATCTCCTCAGAGTAGCCATCATCATAGGCCCTGAACTCTCCCTTGGGTGTTCCCAACCTAGCTCCCCAAGCCTCTAGGCTGTGTCCGTCAGGTAGTGCGGGGTTCCAGAGCCTCGACATGACCAAGGTGTCTACCATCTTCTTGAACGGTATCTTGATCCCCCACAGCCTCTCTAGCATCGGCGCATCAAAGCCTATGAGATTATGATTAACGATCTCATCAGCGGCCTCGACAATGCACTTGCATTGCCACTTGTCCGTGGTGACCTGTGGCTCACCATCATCAATGGCATAGGCTGCACACCATATCTGCTGGTGCGCTGTGTCGGTCTCTAGGTCAAGATAGAGTCTCATCTGAGAACTCCTTGAGGATAGCCACTGACCATAATGCCAGCCATGCCTTGAATTCATCCAAGTTGACCTGCCCATCTAGGATGCCTTCAAACACTTCCTCAACTGCCTTAGTCATCATAATCATATCCCTCACCAGCCCAGCTATCGTCCACAACAGGCTTCAGGTCTTCTCTTTCGATAACCTCAAAGCTGCCCCTTATAGTTTCAAAACAATGATTGCACAGGTCTACATACTGCTTTGAGTCTTTTGCCTTCCTTGTTGCCTCAAAGTCCGTTAGTACACAGTCGCAGGCCAGGCATTTCATTGTTTCTTCAGCGCCTCAAAGCAATTGGGTATCTGAACGTGCATCAGTATCGGGGCATCGCTGCTTTTCCCCTTGGTTGCCATCAGCCACCAAGCCTTGGCATCCTCTTTGACCTTGGGTGTCAATGCCCTATCGCATACCGTCCCGTGGCTACAGAACTCCCAATAGGGGCACCATGTCTTATCCTTGTAGTTCATATGTCGTTACCTATCTCGGTCATCCGACCTGTTTGATTATCATACAGTAGGTTTGTAGCTACACCTGTCTTGCCGGTAATGCGGCTCTTGAGAACCCTGATCCTCACCGTGTTACGCTCTAGCTCATCGTCTGCTTGGCTATTACGCTCTGCCGCTATCACTACGTCAGATAGCTGTGCAATGGCACCAGAGCCTCTGAGAAGCCCTAGGTGGACTGGAGCACCATTCTCTAGGGGCTTACCATCGGGGCGGGTGAGATGGCTTACTATGTGCAGGCTACAGTGCGTCTGCTGCACTACCTCAGTCCGTAGGCGGGTCATCAATTCATCAATGACCTGTCGTTCATTCTGACTGGCATCACCAGAAACCACAATAGAGATATGGTCTAAGATAAGGATACGGCTATTCAGAGCCTTTGCAAAGAACTTCAGGCGGCTGATGACGTTATCGATCTGGCTGCTCCCCCAGTGTTCCCACAGGTGGATGCGCTGTCCCAGCCCCAAGGTGTCATAGGCATCGTCGATGTCCTTGCCCTCATAGGCGACCCCATCGAGGTGGATTGGCTTGTTGAGGTGCAGGCCAGCTATGCCCCGCATGGTGCGCTCCGGTGTCTCCTCAAGGAAGGCTAGGCCGATCTCCCTGTCTGTGGTGCGTAGGGCATGGTACACAATCTCCCGGAGGATGCTGCTCTTGCCTACCCCAGACCCTGCCGTCCAGCACACTAGCTCAGCGTCTCTGATGCCTCTCAGCATCTTGTTCAGGCCCTCCCAAGGGTAGAGTAGGGTAGGGGCCTCTACTGGCGTCTTCAGGGCCTCTCTGAGGCTCTCCCCTGAGATAATACCGTCAGGGGTGAACCGCTCTGCCCTCCACCATGCCTGGTAGAACTCAGCAGCCCTGCCAGCCTTGTAATAATCACAGGCATCCTTCAGCCCTTCCGGATGCTTCATCACCTTGGCCTTGCCTCCGAACAAAGCAGCTACCTCCTTAGCAGCAGCCCTGCCGGGATCGTCAGAATCGAAGCTAATGACGATGCACTCATAGCTGTCCAGCCACTCATAGCTGGCCTTACAGTTTGCCAAGGCCGCTTGGGCACCATTGGCTATACTGACCACAGGGTACTTGCTGCCGAGTAGCTGGTAAGCCGCCATAGCGTCTTCCTCGCCCTCTGTGATGGTGACGTACTTGCCGCCAGAGGGGAATAACTGCTGACCGAATAACAAGGTGCCTTTGGTCTCACCTACCCAAGGGAACCGCTTGTCAGGGTAGCGCATCTTAGCCGCTATGATCTGAGTAGGGTTCTTTGCTGAATAATAACCATAGTAAACCTTCTCAGCAGTGTGTAGGGCCTTGTAGAGCTTCGCCGTCTCTGCCGTAATCCCCCGCTCAGGGCACCCGACATACTCACCAGTGATGATGAGGTTCTCGACGGCTGAGAAGGCTGGTTTAGGTGTTGGCGTCTGTGCCAACGGGGCATGGTAGTTATGCTCGTAGAAGGTGTTCTTACAGCTAAAACAATAGATTGCACCCTTGTCATCCAAGGCCGCAGCATCACTACTGTGGCACTTCTCAGTGTCAGGGCATGGTATGTGTGTCTTTATGAACATGATTTACTCCACTTGTCGTATTCGTCCATCTCGGCCAGTAAGGTGTCTAGATCAGCCTCATTGACGGTAGGATACCACTTAAGCACAAGGGCCTTATCGACACCCCCTCTTACCTGGCAGGCAGCCATGTACAGAGTCTCTGTAGACTCCGACAGTACATAGGCTCCCATAATCTTTTCCAACATAAACACCCTCCATATTTGATACACAATCCTGAGTATAATCTCTACAGAGACACTAGAGATTCAGAGTCTCTAGAGATTAATAATCTTAAATGATAATAATTCTTAATAACCCTTAAGACACTAGCGACTCTGTACCTCTAGAGTCTCTATAGAGACACCAAAACACTGTAATTCAGAGCCTTGGTGTCCCGTTAGTGCCTTACCCCTATACCTACCCATTGCCTAAGTCCCTAAAGCGCCTCTGAGGGCTTCTCAGAGGCTCTGGTGCCTATTCCCCGTCAGGGTCAAAGGCTGGGTTATGAAGCATCTGATCCATAGCCCTCTGAATTGCCTCTGCAATCGCAGGCCATTCGGCAGGGGTCATGGTGTAATCCATCTTTAAGCGTACACTGGTGCCTTTCACCTCTAGCTGGAACACCTCATCGTCCAGGTAGTCCAAGGCTTCCATCATTGTTGGGTACAGTCTGATCTTTTTCATATTTCCTCCTTAATTAGAAACCATACATTGCTTGTACTGCCCCAGGTGCCAGCCACCAGAGCGCCAGCACCACTAATACCACAGCCACCGCTATCAGGTCATCCTTTGTGGTCATCTCAGCGTCTCCTCGGCCTTGATGAAGACCCCTGCGCTGTTTATGTGCCCCTTTCGATCCTTGATGTCAGCGTAGGCCGCTGCTAGGCACTCCTGCAAGGTCACCCCTGACATGATGGCAAGGTTATTGAGGACTACCAGCGCGTCACCTATGTCATCCGCCACGCTGCGATTCTTGGCTATGCTACTGGCTAGCTCTCCGATCTCCTCAATTAGCTTCAGCATCTGTGTCTCACGCTTGCCATTCTTGAAGATCAGCCGTGCCTCGCTCCAGCCAGTACACTTAGCCACTAGGCTGTCTAGGCTCTCAGGTCGCTGCTTCTCCAATGGTGCCGAATTGATCTGTCTTTTGAGTATATCGATTAGGTCTTTCATCATTCCTTACCTCTCTTGATTACAAAATGCCTAGCGGCTGTGCCGTCTTCGTAACGCTTTGCATATACGCCTTCGCCTGGTTCGCACTGGGTGATCTTACCTCCCTTCTTCAGGAAGGCTGCGATATGCTGCGGTATATCATCGAACCATGGCTCTTTTATACGGCAGAAAGAATCCTGCTCTTTATAATAGAATTCATCACGCAATGTCATTGGTTTCCCCTCGGTCTCTGATTGCTGCGGCGCAGTCTCCCGCGCTGACTTTTACAATAATCTCAGCGAACTTTTGTACTTCTTCTAGGTCAGCATGGCCATGGATGAAATATCTTCGCGGCGTTTCATTGTCAACATAGTTGAGCAACCCTGCATCTAAAGCAAGGCGGATGATGTCGTCGCGTGTCATTTCTCACCTCTCGCTCTGATGGCTTGCGCAAGTGCATAGCCTTCGTCGTCCCACGCCCCGGTGTAGTTCTCGACCACCTTCGCACACTCCTCTCGCTCGGCTGCTGCGACAAGGGCAGCGAAGCGTTCAAGCAGTCGCAGCGTCCAAGGGTCAAGTTGCCCCAAATGTCCGGGGTAGTCTTGCGTGACAAGCTCGTGATGCGCCTCCCGCGCCATTCGGATGATGTCGTCTCTGGTCATTTCCCCACCTCAATAAGTTTTTCCAAAAGTGCACAAGGGTCGAAGTGTTTCCATGCGGCATCAGGATTGCCGGATGCCTCAGCCGCCCAATCCGCCGCCCAAGCCGCCTCCCTAGCCGCCTCCCTAGCCGCCAAAGCCGCCGCTGGCGTTCGCTGCTCGCACATAGCGCGCCACTCCTTTCCGTACCCGCCCGCATCTGCTACAGGCTGGAGGTATGGCAGCACTGTTCCCCACATCCAGTCCTTGATAAGCACCAGCCGATCCTTCTCATGGTCCCTACCCGTGCCTGCCGCTAGAGGCAGTAAGCCTTTCCACGCCTGTGAATTGCGCATTTCGTTCGGCATAGCGTCCTGCACTTGGATGATCCACTTCCCAACCACTTCACTCATGCAGGCCGGAACCTCGTCGGTCAGTCGACCACTCAAAGCCAGATTGATCGCCGCGATTGAACACGCGCTGTGTTCGTCGCCCAGTCCGCTCGGCAGCTTCATGCCGTTTACTTTTGCCGCGATTGCGGCCTGCTGCTCAGCCGTTAGGTTCATTGGCTGTCTCCTCTCTATGTTCCTTCATTGCCTTAAAGAGTCTATCAGTTATGTTGATTGCATTAGCTACCGTCGAGTCAGGATACAGGCGGCAGGTTTTGACTTGATCCTCCCCTGCCAGTATCCCCTGCAACGCCAAGACGTAGCACAATTCTTTTGTGGTGAGAGTTTCCAAATCCGTCATATAACCTCCATCCCTCTTTTCTCTAGTGCCTTGTAATGTTCCCGCCGTATATGGGACAGATAGCGCCCCAACACTTCCTCCCGCGTGAGGCCGTGAAACACTAGCCCAGGCGCCTTTAGCTGCCACCAATTAACGCTTATTTGCCGAATAGTCATTTAACTGCCTCCTGTGACTGCTTAATAGTCATCGCCTTGTTCCCTCTCCATATCCTCAAGGTCACATAGCACTGCCCGCCCATTGATTCCTTCCATAACATCCTCAAGCCTTTCCAGTACCGCGTCCGATATCGATGCCTCCCCGTAGCCTATCAGGCCACGCATGAGGGCCTCCTGCGCTCGCGGTAAGATAAACTCAACGAACCACTCATCCCGTAGTGTCGGTGATGCCGCCTCATACCACTGGTATAACGTCCGTAATGCCTTCCGAGGCTCCCTGATGCGGTACTCAGGACAATCATAGTCCCCCACATTAGCTATGCTGTTATCCTGCCAGCACTCGCGTAAAGTCTCTCTTTCAAAGTCATACATTAATCACTACCTCCCAAGTTATGATGCGTCTCTATCTCTCTGCTTGCATATATCTCACCAGCTAACTCTTCAATCTGTCCCGGCCATACTGTCGCATGGTACTGGTCAGCATACTGGTAGGCCAGCGCCTCTAGGCTCTGGTTTGAATCTTTTAGGTACTCAATCGCCGCATAATAGAGTGCCTGGTCATCTGGCTGCCATCGAACCAGCACTCTCTGCAATAGGCTGGCGTATTCGTCGCCATGTTTATAAATAGTGATTGGCATATACTTTATTCCGCGCTTTCTTCGTTTTCCACAATGGCGCATCCTGAACACGCCACAGCCTAAGATTGCCCTCATCATCCGCCTGCAATTGGAAAGCCCAAGGGGCATGACGACAGCGGTACATTGACGCCGCATGATACACTGACGCCTTCGATGTCTCAGGGATTATAAAAGAGTCCCCTATTGACATGTCGGCAAAGGGATAGACAGGCTCCCTACCCCTTCGGTGCTGTTTTTCCGGCGGTGCCTTGTCTCTCAGTATTTCATACACCATGCGTCCCATCCTTTGCCTGTTCGGCTACCGTCATCAGTCTAACGTGCCAGAATGCCCCCTGATCGATGCCCCAGTAGTCATACACTAGGTCGCCCTGCTGCTGTGATAACGTCACATTAGGCGACCAATGATTGCAGCGCGCTCTCAGTGCATCATGTAATGCTGACCACAATGGCGACCTTACGGGGCCGCCATAGACTGGCACAGGGCCGCCTTCCCTAATGCTATGCTCCACTGCCTGCCTTGCATAGTAGATCGCAGTACTCATAGAAAAGCGCCCCCCAGCGCCATCACTGCCAGGCAATACCCGGCAGCAAACAGAAAGAGTGACACGAATACCCATTCGATTATTGTTTTCATCATTACATTCTCCGGGGCATGACCACAAAACCACCCATTTCAGTATTACCACGCACTGGGGATTTACTGTCTTTTATGTAAGTTATCCTGGCATTGCCCCCTGCGATTACCTTGGCAATATAGCGCCCATCAAAAGGCACTAACTCTGCCGTACCGTCAGCTGCCTTGCAAGGCACCATACGCACTATAGGACAGTCTTTTCTTTCCGTCTGTACTGTCTCGCAATCATCCAAGCAAATATCGGTACCGTCTGAGAATTCCGGCGGTATAACACGATCGACGTCCGGATAAATATACTCGCATGACACACTATCGCCAGTTTTCGGGTGGTAGTAGCCTGCCGGTAGCGTACTAGGTGCCCATGCCAATGCGTATCCATTAGTGGCACAGATACGCTCACCATTACTGTAAACGTAATGCAATCTTTCCCGAGGATCATGCTTATCAGTACACGCAAAAGACGCTACCCAAGCAAAAGCATCCTTTTTCGATTTTGTGCTAGGCGCAAAGAATAGCAGCAAACTATGCCGTTCATGCTCTGCCAGTGTCTCGCCCGCGCATAGTCTCTGCACCATGCTGTAAGCGTCTGCCTTCGATGCTGCTTTTATGCCTGCTTTTAACTTAATCATTGCCTTGCCTCCTATTAAACGTCTAAAGAAATACCGAATCGTTCATTTTTCAGAACACCGAAAGGTGCGAACCATGAAATCGATTTAGTGGGCATATCAACGGCAACTTCATTGCGCAGGTATGCCGTCTCACTATCCACTCCGCACCATGCCAGCCAGACCGAATAGTGCCCCCAGCCGCTGCGGATGCCCGTATAGACTATTTTCCCGTCAATCTTTTCGTAAGTATGAAATCTCATTGCCTTGCCTCCTATTAATTAGAATTGACTGACGAAACAGCCGCCAGAGTACTGAATCACTGTAGCGCGGTATTCCAGCGCCTCCAGCATAGCCTGCTCATCCTCGGCACCTTCGCCGATTAGCTCGGCATAGGCATCCGCCACGTTATCGTAGTGTGACCAGTCACAGCACAATCCTATGACGTCCAACTCAATCTCTTGCCCTGTGTCCCTCTCCCATTCTTCAAGATGCCGATAGAGCGCCTTGAGTCCGTGATAGCCTCCCATTTGCTCATAGCGGCTGTGGGCGCGGAAGGTGTCTATAAAGTAGCTATGGTTCAATGTGATTTTCATGGTTTGATCCTCTGTTTGTTGGTTGATTGTGGTGGCCGTTGTGGGACTAATTAAGCTCGCCAGCGTAGGCGGTCAGAAGCTTCCATTCTGCTTTCAGCAGAGCTTTTGCCTTTTTTACATTGCCGTTTGCTTTTTCATAGACTGCCAAATAATCAGCGTCAGAGCTGGTTTCATAAATCCAGTGCCCGCCTGCGTTGTAATTGGCAAGGGCATATGCCTGTAGCTCTTGTACTACATCTGCGTTGTTCATGGTCTGATCTCCGGTAGTGCGCGGCCGGATGCTGCGCTCGCTGTATATAGTGCATTGTCTGTGCCAATTGTGTGTGTTGTTGTGATATTGTCTAAAACACCAATACAATCATGGAGTTATAGAGACACTACAGACTGTGAGGATACACAAGGCACCAAGGCAATTGTGTTACTTTGTTACCAATGGGAACGGCTGAGGTAACAGAATCGGTAACAGGTAACATGGTGGACGCTGTAGGTTCTGGCGGCTCTCTGGGGTACTACAGCATCCCTCGCCCCACTAGGCAGGCGCTGGCGACTAGGCAGGCGCTGTAGGCGCTGGCGACTAGGCAGGCACCTGGTGACTATCCAGGCGCTGGTGACTAGGCAGGCGCTGGCGACTCGGCAGGCTCAGTAGGTCAGTGCTCACTACCTCGTCAGGCCTTGTAAACACTGGGGTCTGGGCAGGCGCTGGCGGGGTCTCGATCGAGGCCGGGGGAGGGGGTGGCTGCTGTGGGATTGTGACAGTACCAACCCAGATACAAAATAGGGTAAATTAGGACTCAAGAGACACCAGGGGATGACTATTGAGGCTCTAATGGATTATAAGATATTAATTATCATAAGGCTTTGAATAGATAAGGAAAAGCTATCGCGGACTGCGGAGACAAGGAGTCAGCCTAGGCCCGCAGCAAGCAAGGCTAGCTTCCTAAGGATATTGGTGTCAGTTCTTATCGTTTCCCTATACCCAGAGAGATGTGGTTCGCATAGGGACTCTGGAGTCACTGTATATACCAGAGAAGCCCTACAGGAGGTCTTATAAACACCATACTAATGGTAAGGTTATAGACCCATTTGGTCAGTGAACTATATAGGCCTTCAGAGGATTGATATAAAACACAAGTCCTAAGAGGTTTTTAGGGCTTTAGTGTTGACTTTTATTAAAAAATATGATAAAATATATGTATTAGAAAAAAGAGTTTAAGAGACACCAAGGTATTGCAAGAGCTGCTTAAGACCTTGGTGACCTTTAAGAAGTAGTAATTAAGAATTAAATTATAAATGTTCTAAGAGTTGCTGAAGACTCTGAACCACTGGTGTCTATATAGAGGGGATACCTATGCCTTTAAAAAAGGGTTATTCAAAGAAGACTATCTCTGAGAACATCTCCAGAGAGATGAAGGCTGGCAAGCCCCAGAAGCAGGCCGTAGCGATTGCTTTAGACACTGCCCGTAAGGCTAAGAAGAAGGCAAAGAAGCGATGAAAGGTCTTTATAACAATATCCACGAGAAGCGTGAACGGATTAAGGCGGGTTCTGGAGAGCGTATGCGAAAGCCTGGTAGCAAGGGTGCCCCTTCTGAAGAGGCTTTTGAGAAGGCTAAGAAGACTGCTAAGAAACCTAAGAAGAAGGCTAAGAAACAGGTGTCCTACTAATGGCTGCTGGTGTTAAGCATTACTTTGAAGATGGTACTGAGTACAAGGGCTTGACCCACAAAGATGCTAAGGGTCGCTTGATGTCAGGAAAGACCCACACTGCTAGTAGTAAGTTCTTGTATCATACAAAGCCTAAGAAAAAGAGTAAGAAGTGAGTGAATCTGGTGTCCCAGAAGAAGCACCCAAGAGGAAGGGTAGACCTCCTAAGTCTGAGCTAGCCAAGAACACCCCTGGCAAGCTCGCCAAGCGTGGTAGGCCTCCTGGTGAGGCTGCTGCGATGGCAGAGTTCAAGGCTAGGATACTGACATCTCCTAAGTCTGTTAAGGTCATCGAAGCTATCTTGAATGCTGCTTTGGATGATGACCATAAGAATCAAGCAGCGGCTTGGAAGATTCTGATGGATAGGATGGTGCCCTTGGCAGAGTTTGAGAAGGGTGCTAATACCAAACCATCTGTTACTATTAACATCACTGGTATTGGCACTTCTGCCTCTATTGATGGAGAGGTCATCGAAGGTGACTACGAAGAAGGCCAGGAAGAAGACTCCTAGAGAATATATTGAAAGAGAAGCTGTGTTGTCTGAGCCATTGATTGAGATGGTGCTTGCAACGATAGCTGATGGTTATGACCCCCGTAGGTGTCCTAGATGCTCTAGAAAGCAGATGGTAAACATCTATTGGGACTATCTCGAAGCGAAAGGTGTAGAAGACTCTGCCGAATCTAAAATAGATATGATGGTGGATATACTGACGCTAGGGTGGTCTAAGGGGGTCTCCCTTATTGGCACTAAGGCCATAGCAGACGTAGTAGAGGCTGCTCAGAGGGATGTGGTAGAAGGTAGTAAGTTATTCCGTAATCTATTAACCAGTAGGACACCATGCTGCAATCAATAGGTAAAGACTTACCTGCTGGTACCACTACCACTCTTTTTACAGTGCCTGATGGTTATATGGCTATTGTTCAAATGATTAGGGTAGTTAATGGTTCTGGTGGTAGTCATAGTTTTAGTATGGACTGGCACAACGGAACTACTATAACAGTCCATCCTACAAGTACCTTGTCATCTAGCTCAGTTTATAACTTTGGTGCTGATAACGAAAAACTGGTGATGCATGAAGGTGATTACTTATCATTTACTACATCAAATAACAGTGACTTTACCGCTATAGCTACAATGGACATTACTCGTACTGAAAAGACACCGTATAACCTCTAGTGTCTAGTCTAAACATCAAGCTGCTTAACTGGCAGCAGAAGGTATGGAAGCACCCTGCAAGGTTCCAGATAGTGGCGGCAGGGCGTCGGTGTGGTAAGTCTAGGCTTGCCGCCAGCAAGCTCCTAGTGAAGGGCTTGGAAGCTAAGTCAGGCACCGTGTTCTATGTGGCCCCCACCCAAGGCCAAGCCCGTGACATCATGTGGCAGTTGCTGTTGGAGATGGGCCACCCTGTCATTAAAGGCCACCATGTCAATAATCTTGAGATTACCCTCATCAATGGGATCAAGATAAGACTGAAGGGTGCTGACAGGCCAGAGACCATGCGTGGTGTCTCTCTATTCTACCTGGTGCTTGATGAATATGCAGACATCAGGCCGGATGTGTGGGAACAGATTCTGAGACCTGCCTTGGCTGACTTGAAAGGGGAGGCCATGTTTATTGGTACTCCGATGGGTCGTAATCACTTCTATGACCTGTTCAAGTATGCAGAGCTTTCAGAGGATGAAGATTGGAAGGCTTGGCACTTTACCTCCTATGACAATGAGACCATTGATCCGAAGGAGATAGAGGCTGCTAAGAGGTCTATGTCCTCCTATGCCTTCCGTCAGGAGTTCATGGCTTCTTTTGAATCCTTAGGCTCTGAGATATTCAAGGAAGACTGGATACGGTACGGGGAAGAACCAGACGCTGGTGATTACTACATTGCTATCGACCTTGCAGGCTTCAAAGAAGCAGGGAAGATAAAGACTAAGAATGCAAAGCTGGACGAGTCTGCCATTGCCGTAGTGAAGGTGACACCACAAGGAGAGTGGTGGGTAGCTAACATTATCAGGGGACGCTGGGAGCTAGGACAGACGGTAGAGAAGATATTCCAAGCCGTCAGGGACTATAAGCCAGTAGCGGTAGGCATAGAGAAGGGTATTGCAAGGCA